AGTTGCGGCAGTCGCCTCTCCCCACGTATCGGGAGTGGTACATACCCAATAGGTGAAGGCGATAGCAGTGGGAGTTCCAGGCACAGCAGTATCACAAGACTCTACAGTGATGGTCGCTGTGCCTACATCGCCAGTGCTTTTGATTATGATCCAGGTGCATCTGGTGTAAAGTTTTAGGCTAACGATATCCGTAGCTGGATTGCCGGCAGTATAATCCTCATAAGCGGCAATAAAGCCAGAAGTAGCAACGTGGACTACATGATTCTGGTCCATCCATCTTCCAACAGTCATTTTAATACCTCCCTGTCAGTTCAAAATCGTTTAGTGAAGGGCACTTTCAGAGTAAGGAGATGCTGTTAATCCAATTTAGGTTATTTCAAGTATCCATCTCTACCTTCAAATGCCCGTTCACCATAAATACATAGAATCTTACCTTGTTGCCAGAGCAACAAACGGGCTCTGGGTAAGGGTGGTCGCCTGAGGCGGAGTGTAATACGTAACCCACCAAGGCTGTCCATCCATTCTGAATACAAACCGGAAACAGGTCTGATCAGCATCGAACTTCAGGTGGATAGAAGTATCGAACTTACCAGAATCTCCCTGACCAGCCTTTTTACCAACAAGATACTGGCTCCAGTCACACAGCATAATATCGCCAACGGTTCCGAGGGTAGAGCAATGTTTGCTCCAGATGATCCTGATACCCATCAGCGTAGAGTAAGGTGCTCCGGAAATTCCACCAGCCGGCATCCACACAGGAGCCCCGCCAGTGCCGACAGCCAAAGCCATGGCAGCCAGCTGAGGCAGACAGATCGGGTTGATCAACCAAACGGCATTAGTAGGATCAGAGATCCTCGTGAACATCTTGACGATGTTCTCGTACACTATGGTACCAGCTACCTGTGCTCCTTCAGCAGCTTGAGAGACTAAGCACGGAGCATTCAGCACACCGAGGGGCTGTCCAGCACCACTCCCCCGAATTAGGGAACGGTTCAGCTCGAAATTCAGACCATCCCGAAAACCATTCTTCAGAATATTCTCCATACTCTGCGGAGAATCCTCAAGGAGTTCATCACTGGCATAAGCTAGCCCGGCCATTTTGTGCAGCTCCAAAGAAATCTGACCGAATTTCGGCCTAGTCTCTGTTTTGGTTTCCAGCTCATCGAGCCAGTTCCATTGAATTCCACCATACACAAGCCCGCCAGATTCGTCAAAACCGTTCACGTATGGGACCTTCACCATCGTTGTCCTCATTGGAATCGTGGTCGTGAGAGGCATGATTTCATTCCTCTCCTCTACTGCCATTAGAAGGTCTGTGCGGAATTCAGGCGGGATCAGGTATCCACCATACTGATCTTCAGATTCAATCAAGGAAGTTGCGCTAGCAGCCTTGGCCACCTTAAGCCAAGTTTCTAGCTCAGCCGGCATGTGTCGGCCCTGGCTCCTATCAGTCTTGGCTACGGCTGCGGCAAATCCACTGATATTCTTGAATCCTCCTTTGGGGTCTCTATCGATTGGTTCATCACCAACCACCATTGTCGGACGAAGCTCTTTGACATCTCCAGCGATCTCCTTGATCTTCTCGTCGATCTCTGATTGGATATCCTCTAAAGCCTTGCCGTGTTCTTTGAGTAGAGGTTCAACGCTTCCTATAACAATAGCCTTTACTCTTTCTGTAAATTGCTCTTCAGTCATTCCAGACATCTTTTTATCTCCTTTTCATTCAGACTAGTTACAAGATCAGCATCCCCGATATCCCACTTTCTGCCTGGCTATTCTAAACGAGCAGCCTCAAGCCTTTGTTAGGAGCGTTATCTGATGCAGCACCTCATTAAAAAACCTTCCCTTTTGCCTTATTCAGTCGTTCGGAAACGACCTCGCCAACATCAATCTCTTTATGATTTCTCAGGATATCAGAAAGTGACTGTGTTATTGCATCTTTCAATTTCTTCTCGTCTATGTCTTGAAATTCGAATGATTTAGTTTTCTCATCACTCTCCTCAATCTCAATGACAACATCTTCGCTACTAGATGGGGTCTCAGCCTCTTCTATAAACGCCTTTATGGCTGCAACTGCACTTTCCATCCCATCAACAGCCTTTCCTAAAACAGTAAGAGTGTTCTTAGAAAGAGTCCTACCTGATTTCTCAATGGAAGTAAAGGACTTTTCAATAATATCAGACTCTACAGGTTCATCTTCGGACAATTCAACAACGATGTCATCAACAATTTCATCGATAACCACCAGTTCCTTTTTCTTCCCCTGAACTTGGGCGATAAGGTCCCTTTGATCCTTTATCTTCTTCAAGCTTATCACCAAAGCATCAGCAATATCGATATCTTCTTCTTCCGCTATGGTTTTGGCAAAGTGTACCAACTCATACATATGAGCCCCACTGAAGCCTTCAGTATCTAGAGTAACTGACTCAACTGCCTTTTCAGTAATCCCCACGGCCCATGCCTTGAGCATCTTTGTGCGAACTGAAGAGTCCGGCAGATCGAAGTTCAGAATATCATGAAACCTACCTGGTCTATCGATTAGAGCTGGGGGGAGTTTCTCTGGATAGTTGGATGTTAGAATTGTTACTATCCCTTTACTCTGTGCTATCCCGTCCATCTCAGTCTTCAAAAGATCTGTGGCCCTTTCGTGGAGCCAGTTGTCGATATCCTCTATGAACAGTACCGAGGGAGCTAAATCCCTAGCTAGGCTATATCCATAGCTTATTCCCCCAGACGCACCAGAGTACATTAGGTCTCTTGCGCTAACCCAAATGAAAGTGGCCTTAGCATCGTTCATTATGATCCTTCCACTGAGGGTCTTCCCTGTTCCTGGGACACCGAGAGCAATTACACCACGATTCGATAGATCAGCCCCCTTCTCATTCAACAACTTGACTGTTCTCTTCAGAGAATCCTCGTTTGTCTTGGACAAAAAGATAGAATCCCAATTGTCCTCTGTCTTCTTCAGAAACTTCCCACTCAGAGAAAATCTCTCTCCCTTGAGGAAGTTATTATCGGAAGCCCATTTGTACATATCGGAAAATACCTTCATACTAACCGATTTATTCTTCACACAAGAATAAGCCGTAATATCTATACCACCCCATGAGGAAGATCTGCGAATGATGATCTGCTCTTTGTCACCATCAGTTTCTTTTTCATAGAAACTCATACCATTCACAAGAAAATCGTTGCTCTTTTCGGAAGTGAGCTGTATTACATCATAGTGAGGCGGAGCTTCAGAGCCATCCCTCATGAAATTCCTAGAGGATACAAGCTCAAACTCTTTCAAAGACTCTTCTAGCCCAGTTAGAAAAGTCCCCATAAGGGCAAACGGGATAAATGTATCAGATACAAAAATGTCCCTTACCCTGCAATCTAACCACTTAGAGGCTAAATCGTACAGAACAGTGGCTGGAGTGGCTTCTAATGCATCTACATCAAAGCTCTTCCCAAGATCAGTATTCCATTTGCCGCGAACCCCATCCATAGCCTTGAACCTAGACCACGATTTCTGATAATGAACCGGCTCCTCTGGCAATTCGTCTTGGTGAATCTCAATAGCAGTATCAAGAGATAAATCTAGATCATCCATTCCCTTCTTGATATCTGATACTTGGTCATCTGCAATTTCAAAGAAGAGCCCTTTATCTTTAGAGACTATCTCCTTTCCATATCTCTTCTGGATCATTTCATCTTCAGAATCGACAGAGATACCTTCGCTATCGGAGTCTAAAATCTCCATCACAAAAGCGGATTTCTTAACTGCCGTGACAGCCTCATCCATAGTTAGAATTCCCTTGCTGATAGCTAACTCAAGAGCTTCTGGATTTGATGGTACAGGAACATCACTGTACTCTAGCAGTAACCACTTAGTGTACACTGTGTTAGCGCCCTCAAGATCATTCTCTTCCAAGCTAAGCGCCTTAAGATCCAACGTACCGAAATTTTCCTTGTGTACGGTTTCTAGAGGAATGAAACCGATACTTTTTGCCATCGGAAATCCCTCTTTTCGGTAATTCCAGATCTGGTCTGCCTTTGGGTTCGCCTTAGCGCTAGCATACTGAGTCTTGGCAACTATACCATTCTCCTCTGCCTTTATCCAAAGCGATTTCCCAATAGGGATAGATTTGTAGTCATGTCCGAATAAAACCACTGGATTTCTACGATAGTGATCTAGGACAGCTCCATTCGGAACAACAATCTCCCCATCCCTATCGACAGCCTTTGTGGTAATGTAGTCTACGGACGATCTCTCTCCATCTTTGAACCTAGTATCCTCAGGACTGATTCCTTTTCTGATCAACTGTACATCATCTTCGATCCCGTGGTCCTTAATGGCTTTCTTAGCCCACTTAGGCAGTCCAATGTCCTTAGCTGAAGTCCTTTTCGTAATAAGATCCATCTCTGTCTCCTGTGGTGAAACGTTTTAGTTGCGCCCCTTAATTCTCTCCATAGTCATCTTTGCCAAATCTTCCGAGAATAGGTCCAGGCCTATCTTTAGAAACCTTGATATCTGTTCTTGCTCCCCATCAGTATCATCATAGTCATTATCGCCACCAGCCGGTTCTAGGGGCCTTGATCCTAGAGGAATCATATTGGAATTAAGAATAGGCTTGTCTCCCCATTCTACCGAATCCTTGTTATCCTCCATTCTCTCCATATTTATACTGGAGTATCCCGTCTTCAGATTCGCCTCTTTCTCTTTCAGACGGAACTCCTTGTCCTCTGGAACAGGATCTTCAAAGGCGACGAAGAGTTTTTCATCAAATTGCGGCGTAAGCTTCTCGTTTATTTTCTCCTCGCCCCTAATGAGCCTTGGTCTGATAGCGTCTCTCATAAAATTCTCATTTGCCACAGTAGCATTAGCCCTAGTCGAGTCCTTATCCCATAGACCTAAGCTTTGCCCATAAGCATTCAGAATTTCCTCTTTGACCTTGGATCTACCACCTAGAAAGCTCAGATCCCTTGGAGTAGCCCCATATGGCTTGTACTTAACTCCTTTCTCCAAAAGAGGGGATTTTCCTGTATTTGCTATTCCGCGAAATGTCTGATCAATCTCCGCCTTCAGTCTCTCGAACTCATATTGGCTGAGCTCATTGTCTGTCTCGAAAGCCCCTTCAAGACGCCCCATGTTCTGGAACACAAAGTTTTCGTACTTATTGATGTTTTGGCTGATATTGTATGAACTTGTTATTGCGGATAGTGGACTCTGGCCGTAATATACACTAGTCGGGGATGGCATCTTGAAGTGGACGATATCCTCCTCTTTGAAGTATTCCTTATCCATTCCCATGGACATTACATAGCCCTTTATGAACTCAACTCTGTCTGGTAT